CTGTACCCTTATCTCTTCTTGAGAAGGAATAACTTTTTGACCTGTACTTGCATTAGTCTTTTGTCTTAAATCATATGTAGCCATTTTATTCTCCTAATTAATAAGGGGTGTTTATTAAGGGGGATATAAATACCCCCCTTAAATTATTTATTATTATACTGCCGTATCGTGTTGTGTACTTGTGTTTTGATCAGATTCATTAATACCTGATACATCGCACATAATAGCCCAAACACGGATTTTACCCGCACTTGAAGCTGCACTTAATACTAATACGTCAAGAGTGTCTGCTGCTGCTGCTACGTGTCTTGCTGTAGCTGTTAGGGCTGAATACCCTGTAGCATTAGTGTCTCCATCTGTATAAATATCAACATCTCCACCTGTGATTCCAAGATCAAGAGTTACTGAACTTGAACATGCTGTAATTACTTCAATTCCAGCTTCCATGATCACTGTTTCTGCAGGTATGTCCATAGCTTGAAGAACATCATTTTGTGCTGCTCCTGAATCGCCATTAACTGCTGATACGTCAATTGTGTTTTCTACTAAGTAAGGTGTTCTGCCATTAGACGGATGTCCAGCAGTACCACCAGCACCTGTTACATTGTAAGTTGCCATAGTCTATCTATTATCCTCCTAATTAACCTATTGTTATAACGCCAGAGTAAACTGCATCTGATCTTAGAATTTTTCTTCCAAAAACATGTAGTCCTCTAACGATGTCTGAGAATGAATCAGGGTCTCTGATAAGTTCTGTTTTCGCAATATGATTTGCCGTAGCAACTGCACCTTGGTGCCCATAAAGGAAAGCATATTCATTAGAACCTGCTGATCCAAAAGTTTTAGATGAAGCTGCTCCACTTGAAACCGCAATTGCGTTTGTAGAGTAAAGTCTAAACCCAAATAAAGGTCTATCTGTTACCATACCATTTCTCATAGATGATGCTCCACCATCTGCCATTACTGATTGGTCCATAATTTTAGCACCTGCTTTTCTCAATTGCTTGTAAAAAGCTGGTGGTGCAACGAACCATCTGTTTTCTTCTGGTACATCATTACCATCAAGAACTGTCTTAGCAGCTGATATAACATCTGCTAATGTGTCTACAGCAGCATCTCCATCAATTGGCGAACCGTCTGTTCCAGTGTTCGCAGCTGATGTTGCCGCATTGTCATAAATGTTTTTTAAAACATTGTAGTCATAGTTTCTCTTAAGTGAATAAGCACCTGAAGAAGTTGCAAGAGCTTCCCAATTTACGTGTGATTGTCTTTCTTCGATATCGTCTACTTTAAACGCAAAGTATGAACCTTGGTCGACAGTAAGTTGTAACTTATCATCTGCCAAAGTTTGTGTGTTTACAGTTTGACCTCTCGCATAATCACTAACAGTAATTGAAGGCTCTTTCACGATATTTACCGTGTCGCCAAAATTTTCAATTTCTCCAGCGTAATCAGTGTTAGTAATATCTTCAACAACTGATGCACGTCTGAAAAATTTTTGAACCTTTTGACTATATACCGCTGGTACCCAATTTCCCGAAGGTAAATTTTGATAACCAGTCGCTAGTCCCATAGTAGCCATAGTGTTTGTCTCCTATTATATAGTTATTATTGTTAAGGTTGGATTCTACCTTCTCGTATAGCTTTATCAATTTCTTCTTCGTATTTCTCATACTCACGAACAGTCATTTTACTGATTTCAGCATTAGACCAAACTTTCTTTTTAGGTAACTCTGTCTCAGTAGCTTTAGCAGTTTTTGTTATAGCTTTAGCTGCTTCTTTCTTAACAGCTGTTTCCTGTTTTTTTGATAGTTTGCTAATACCAGTATCCATCTTATATAAGTCAATAGCTCTTCCAGCTAATGATGCGTTAGAAGTATTTTCATACAACCAACCTTGTATAGTAGGATCTTGTTTAGCAGCCCATTCATGAAATTCATCTTTTTGACGAATATCTTTATAGTCAGGATGTGCTTTTAACAATTCTACTTCAGCTTTTTCTCTATTAATTTGTTCTTGTTGAACTTGAAGATTTTGGTATTTATCCTCCATCTCTTTTGCTCTAGTATCAGCTTTGTTCATGGCTATGGTTTCAACCATATCATAAACATCTGGGTACTCCTTTCTCCAAGCTTCTAACTCATCTTTGGATTTAGGTGGAACAAACTGTTTAGATGATTGTTCAAGTTGAGTTCTTAAAGTACGAACTTCATCTTTATGCTTTCCAAGTGTAGAATCATAGTGTCTTTTCAAATCGTCATAACGTTTCTTAAAAACACGTTCTTCTGCATTTTCAGGGCGTTCAGTTGAAGGAGTAGCTTTACCATCTGAGCTTGCAATTTCTTCTGATGCTTCAGTGTCCTTTTGAACGGTTGCTGTTTCTGCTTGTTCTCTATTAAACTTTGCTAATTCACCTCTTGCAAATGCTTCAGTTTCAGCATCGTCTGTTTCTTCACGTGTCTTACTATAAAGTTTTGCTTTTGGTTTCTTAAAAAGTTTAGGTTTTTCAGTTTTAGTTTCTTCTTTTGTTTCTACTGTTTCTTCAGAAACTTCAACTGCCTTGTTTTCTTCATTTTCCATTTTTATTTTCCTCTTAGGTTGAGTGCCTTATGGATAAGGGTAGCTCACTTCCATAATTTGTGGGCTGATACTAGACTGTTTCTATTCCTTCGTCTATAGCTTGTATATCTGAAGGTAGATCATCAGACTGTTGAGTCATCATACCTGTAGATTCAGTTGCCGTATCAGGTGGCACATTAGTATCATCTGGCTCTTGACCAGACAAATCGGTTATGAAATTTTGCACTGCTAGTTTTTCATCTCCACCATATATCTTCATAGCATAAGCTTTAATAGCTGATATTGGTAAAGATACTACATCTTCTTCGCTTGTAAATTGATCTATTAAACCACTAGCTTCAGGTGCAATCTTCTTTAAAATAGCTGCATTACTTGGACCTAATAATCCATCTAATTGTGCTATTTCTGTTTCATTTAAATTCTGTATTCTTTCGTCTATATTTGGATCTTGTGTTCTTTCAGGTGCAGGTCTTTCTGCCATTGGTGCAGGTGCTTGACCTTCTTGTGATTGTGCTTGGTTTAGTCCTGACATATCAGGTGGAGCAGGTAAATTTGGTGTTGCTCCCATTAATCCTGTTGTAGTTACTTGATTGTCTGGTCCTATTGCCATTATGCTTTTCTCCAATTTTTAAGATTTAATTCATTGTATTGTTTATCACTAACAAATTTTCCAATTAACCAACATGTAGGTTCTCCTATACCTGCGTATATTCTTCCAAGTAAATCAAATTTACTTTCACCTAATCTCCATGCTATATCATTAGCTCTATGTTGTGCAATATGTTTCCAAATTTTTCTATATAGTGGATATTTTTTCATATGTTTTACAGTTGGTATTGCCCAAAATAAATATCCTTTAACATGACTTTTAGTTAAAGTTTTAAATGTAAATCTTGTATCTCTTACCCAATCAACAGTAGACATTTCTCCTGTGCTATGTAATTCTGTACAGATGACTCTTCCGCCACCTCCGTTTCCACCATTACCAGCTGATCTCATTTCATTTGGATTATGAATGCTAGCACCTTTTTTAACTGCAGCTTTTACTGTAGCTTTATTTTTAGATGCTCTATACTCTTTTTGTTGTTCTTTCATTTTTTGAGTATCATCATAAAACTTATCACCTTTTTTGTAGCCTTTTCTTGCAATTGTTTTTTCTCTAGTTTCAATTCTTTTAGTACCAGCTTTTTCTAAATTACCGAATGCGGATACTCTATTCATACCTGCATATAAATCTGTTGCAGGATTACCTGCTATTCTTTGTCCTGTGCTATCACCTGCTCGTACATTAAAATAAGATTTATCATGTTTGTTTACAGGAGTTTCTTTAATAGAGCTTAAAGCTTTTCCTATTAAAGTATTATCCATTACAAATCCTACTGCTTTAGCTAAAACATTTGATGCAGTATTTACTTTTTTAAGTGCAGTGTTAGTTAAAGTAGATTTTTCAATTGCTGGTCTTAATGGACTACTAATTCTATCTGGTACTCTTACACCTAATTGTGATTGTTTTTGTAAATCTGATACAGTTGTTTTTCCTGGTACAGACATAGCATCTTTTGCCATTTGATCTACTCCACCTACAGGATTAACAGATGGTGTACTTTTTAAATTTCTTTCATTTAATACTTGATCTACATTTACTCTACCAATTTGTTTTTTTTCAGTAGGTGCTTCAGCTTTAATTCCTTTTTCACCTCTCATTATTGCATCTTGATAAACTGTATCTTTAGTCATAGGTTGTACTTCACCAGATACATCTAACATATTAGGTTTAAAATAAGTTTGATTAATATCAGTATCTAATGATTTATCTTTAACCATGTCATACTGTTGAGTATACTGCTGATCTGCACCACCACCTCGATAATAAAATGGTTGAACGTCTCCAAATGCTTCTTTAGTTTGATCACTTGCTTTTTTAGTACTATCATCAACTGGTGATATAGTTGCTTTTGATTCTTTTTTTAATTCTGGAAGATTTAAAGTTTTAACACCTTCAAATCCATCTTTATGTAATCCATAATTTCCTTGAGCATCTAACTTAAATGAATAAGTACCACCCTTTTTTCTATCTACATTCCAAGTTGCCATATTATTCCTTACTGCGTTTTATTGCCTGTGGTAGGCCC